TCACCCTATTTTATTGCGTTGCGCAAAGTCATATAGCTCAAGCAGGGTGCTGCAGCCTAATTTATCCATCAGACGGACCTTATAGGTACTTACCGTTTTATTGCTGATATTCATTTTGCTGCCGATGGTGGTGTAGTCGACGCCGCTGAGAATATAGCGGAACACCTTCATCTCCTGCGTTGACAGCGTATCCAGCCGGTCCTGATCGGTGATGCCGTGGGTGCAGAAGCGTTCCAGTGAAAAGGGGAAATAGCTGTAGCCATTATTGGCTGCGTCGATTGCGGCGAGGATATTATTCATTCCCTCTTTTTTACTCACAAAACCATTTGCTCCGCAGTCGGCGCTGCGTTTGCCGTAGAACAGTTCATTCTTAGCGGAAATGATGATGATTGTTCTCTGGTAGCGGCGTTTGCGCAGCTGCTCCAGCACCTCGATACCGCTGAGCTCCGGAATATCGACGTCGACGATGAGCAGGTCAGGCTGCATGCTTTCCGCGGTCTGCACGGCATGAGCGCCGCTGTCGAGCTCTGCCGCGACGGTAATACCGTTGCTGTCGAGTAGGTTGCGAATGGCGATACGTGCCAATGGATGATCGTCAATGATTATCGCATTCATGGGGGCGTAAATCCTGATATGAAAAAAGAAGGGCGATGCCTGGTGCAGGTGCGGCGGGGGTTATTTTTATCGATGCCGTTATAAGGCGTAATTGTAACACAAATCGTTTTGGGCCAGGGAAATATTGTGGAGCTGAGCCAGACGAATATATTTGCATAGCTGGATGACAGCTGTAGGAACGGGCGTTCACTTGCTTCAGCGCGGTCTGCTGTTAAAAAAAATGCAAACGATTAATCTGCTCTTATTAAGGTGAGTTCTCGGAATATCGTCCGGCGACAACTGGCAGGTAAAATAATAACAATGGCGAAAGAAAAACGCGCCTTCTGGCGAAAATGGGTTTGGAAACATCTGCTGGCAGGAATAACAGTACTGGCAATGAGTAGCGCCGCGGTGGGAAAGGATGTCGTCCCCGATGAGGCGCGGACCCGAGATATGATGCGCTGTCAGGATTATCTGCAACTGGATCCGCGCGCCTGGACGCCGATGGTGATTTGGCTGATGAACGATCCTTTTTCACTGGAGCCGCCGGAGTGGACCGACTTCCATGAAGCCGAGCTGGTGCTGACGCCGATCCTCACCGAAATCTGCCGTCAGGAGCCGGATGTCTGGCTCACCTCGCTGCGGGAACGGCTCAATTCTTATCAGCAGGTGCGGTCACTGAACTAAGCGACCGCGGTAAAACGGCAGAAAAAGTGACTAAATGGGCAGTTAGCGGCCTTCTTCTGCGCAAAGGCTCAGCAGCGGCCCGCTTTTTGCGACAGGGCGTCGCAGGTTTTGCTCGCTAGCGTCGGGTTGGCGCCGGCGCAGATGGCATCTGAGACGGTGCTACCGCCGCCCAGCGGGATCAGCCCGTAAAGCTTCGGCTCGGCGGCCTTCGTCACATAGCAGCGATGGCTGGTTTTGCCGATGGTGGCCACAAAGTTGGTTTTCACATCCTGCTGCCTCGCATCGGAAATTGTCACCTGCGAAGCATCGACATTAAAAGCAAACGCGGCGGCCTCTTTCATTTCATTTTCCGTCGCCATGGGTGGTTTAGCTACGCAACCCATTAATAACAGTGCCAGACAGGTACTGATTGATATATCCCGTATTTTCATCATTTCATCCTTTTTGTAAGTCAGCGGGTTATATATAAGAGCGGGGGGAGGAACGCGTTGATTTCGAACAGCTGGCGCAGGCTATGGTTATTATTCGGAAATTGACCTGTGTTGTTACATTTATCGTGAGTAGTATGAATTCCAGCATTGCAGGAATGAAAGATATTTTAAGACTACGTTGCGTAGTTAGACAGAAGTCAACAGGAGTGCGGCGGTTATGGGCTGCCCGAGATGCTCTGAGCAATATTTTGCTAAGGCAGAATGCTATCTGTTTTAGCGTAAGCGCAAATTTTCCCTGCGTTATAACGGACTTTTTATCCTCTTAATGGGATAGCGACAACACGCTAAGCCATGCGCGCTGCTCAGCGGTTTGTGGTGCCATTTTAAAATTCAGGAACAAAAAAGCCACTCTTTCGAGTGGCTTAATTATATGATTTTAAATCTAAAATTTGGTGGCCCCTGTTGGGTTTGAACCAACGACCAAGCGATTATGAGTCCGAACTATATTCTAATAAAAACAAAGATATACAGTTAAATCAAACGCATAGCATTTCGTATATTGTCGAAAAGTATTGCATAGTGCTGCGCTGTGCTGCCATTTTGCTGCCACTTATCAGGTTTAATGGGTTAAGTTGAACCGCTTCTGTCAGGTGGTCAGGGGCGAAGTGAGCATAACGCATCGTGACTTTAATATCTGTATGCCCGAGGATGCGTTGTAAGACTAAAATATTGCCGCCGCCCATCATGAAATGGCTGGCAAAAGTATGCCGTAAAACATGCGAAAGCTGACCGTCAGGAAGTTCAATTCCCGCCCGTTTTATTGCGCTCCTGAATGCTGAGTAACATCCGGTAAAGAGCGGTTTAGAGGTTCGGCTTTTGGGTAGTATTTCATAAAGCTCTTCACTGATTGGAACAGCTCGGTTCTTCTTGCCTTTCGTTTTGATAAAAGTGATTTTTCCGGGGCTTATCTGCTTTCCAGTTAAACTTTCCGCCTCACCCCATCTTGCTCCGGTTGCAAGGCAGATTTTAACAATCATGGTTAAATCCTCCGCCTTGCTTTTTTCACATTCTTCCAGCAAGCGAGCCGCTTCCTCAACTGTAAGCCAGGCCAGCTCAATTTCTGCGATCTTAAACTCTCTGACGTTTTCAAGAGGGTTGGGTGCTGTCCAGTCATCAAGTCTTTTCAGCTCGTTGAACATAGCCCGAAAGTAAGCTAGTTCAAGGTTAACCGTGCGAGGGGTGACAGCCTTAACGCGATCAGAGCGGGTTATTTTTCCGCTTAACCGCTGTTCTCTATAAGTTGAGAACAGTTTAGCGTTGAATTCTGTAGCGAGGGGATCACCCATCGCGAGACAGGCAAACTCCATTGCGCCTTTACGCTTTTCACCATCAGCAAGCGTAACGCCATGTGCGTTATACCAAGCTGTAACCAAATCCCGAACGCGGCGTTTATCAGTTTTCTCGCCCAGCCACGGCTTATCTTGAGCCTGATCTTTTATGTGACGCTCGAATGCTAAAGCCTCCCCTTTGGTTGCGAACTGGCGACGGATGCGCTTTCCATCCCTACCGTTTGGGAAAACCTGAGCCTGCCACTTTCCGTTAGGTAGTTTTGAAACAGCCATAATTCACATGCTCTCTGTACGAGTGATTATTTTCCCAAGGATTTTTATGTCATCAATTTTGCATTCGAAAGAGGCCTTGCCATTCTCAACTCGCACGCGTCCGCCGGGAAAGCGGTACAACTCGCGGACGCTTACAATCCCATCAATTTCAATGAACCAGAACCCATCTACCAATTCGCCATCGTAACGGTCAGCAAGGTAGGTCGTTTTATCAGCATTCAAGATGAACGGTGAATTCAAGCCCTCTGGAATTGTCGATGTATCAGCTATTACATCGTTTTGGGTTGAGATATTCCCATTCGTGATGTCCATGCGTTTTAAATAGGTGATATTTTCATCGTTGCCCCCAAGGAACCTGCTTCCTTCCCCTGTGCTAAGCCAAATTAGTGATGCTCCTGTTTCAAGATGACAAACGATCACCCAGTCGGCTGGGAAGGTATCGCGTGCATACCTGTTAGCCATAGTGCTTTGCGAGACGCCAAGCTGATGGCAGAGGGCTATGCGGGTAGTGAAACCATAAGCTTCCAGAATGCGAGCAATAACCTCTTTTCCGCCTCTATTTTGAGATATGAAATCTCGAATCAGCTTTACGTCATCTTTATTCGTTAAGTTTCGTGTTGACATGATGGTTTTGTGATCCTAATATCTCGATTCAAGATGTTTTGAATAGTGTTAAACAGTGCCTAATAGTGAGTTAGGCACCCAAACCGAGGAATAGTGCATCATGAGTCGCCAATTATCAATGCGCCCTAGCATCAATCTTGTGGTGTCTGAACCATTCATTACCCTGGATGAGTTCTGCCGCCGTACCGGTTACAAACTCAGCTACGCCCGCCAAATGATCCGTGAAGGCCGCCTTCCAATTCGTAAAAAGGAAGGGGTAAATAGCCTTATCGAAGTAAACATGTTCGCATTGACGATGGAAGCGGCTCAAGGCTGCGAAATCGCAATGCAAGCCTGATAGTTCCATTTTGGGATATAGAGAGGCCAAAAACATGTTTGATTTCAGGATTTCCAAACATCCGCATTTTGATGAAGCCTGCAGGGCTTTCGCACTGCGTCATAACATGACGAAGCTGGCAGGGCGTGCCGGGATGAATGTTCAGACTCTGCGCAACAAGCTAAACCCGGACCAGCCGCACCAACTTACCGCACCGGAAATCTGGCTGCTTACTGATCTGACCGAGGATTCAGCGTTGGTTGATGGCTTCCTGGCGCAGATCCACTGCCTCCCGTGCGTGCCGCTAAACGAAGTCGCTCGCGAAAAGATGCCGGATTATGTACTAAAAGCTACGGCAGAAATCGGCCGCGTGGCTGCCGGCGCTGTTTCCGGCGAAGCGCACACAACGGCAGGGCGCCGCCAGATTGTTGATAGCATCAATTCAGTTACTCGACTGATGGCATTAACCGCAGTGACGTTGCAGGCGCGCCTGCAGGCAAACCCGGCGATGGCCAGCACCATTGATACAGTCACTGGCCTGGGTGCCTCGTTTGGTTTGATCTGAGGTGTCTATGTTGACTAAACAACCATCACTCGCATCGCTGCTCGTTAAGCAAAGCCCATCACCTCATTTCGGGCATGGCTGGATCATGGGGAAGGATGGCAAGCGCTGGCATCCGTGCCGCTCTCAGGATGCGCTGCTGGAAGGTTTAACCGGTAACAGGAAAAGAATGTCATGGCTTTCAAAGCTGAAGATATCACTATCAATATGAGCGCCGGGCAGCGTGCCAGTGCGTTAAATCATATTTCTGTATTACGCACCGCTCTATATGGCGACTGTGAAAAAGAACTTATTCGTTTTATTAACGAAATGCGTGATAAGCGTGATGAAAAGTACGAGCTGAATAATCGTGTGCTTGCTGCATTATTTTTTCTTGCAAATATTAGCAAGGAGCGTCACTGCGTTGAATTTAGTGAGCTGACGAGTGACGAGGTAACCGCACTTATTGGTGTGATGAACCATCTTCGCGCAGTCGTGAGTTTATTTCCAAAACGGCTAGCGATGCCGAATTAACCAGTAAGTGAAATTAATGGCGTAAACCCGCCGGGCATTTTTTTGCCCAAATCCAGGAGAAACAACAATGCGAAATATCGAAACCCGTTCCAACAAAATCGGCCCGGATGATGCAGGTCTTAACCAGATACTGACAGAGGCCCGCATGGAAGAACGCCGCGCACGTGCTGCGGCAATGGCTGCCCGTCTTGATAGCCTGGCGTGTCACATTACATCGCGCCAGCTTAATCACGTTGAGGCGGCGGAGCTGCTGCGCGTTGCTGCGGAAAACATCCAGAACGAAGCGCAGGAGATCCACTGATGGCTGATTCTATGGACCTCGTACAGCAGCGCGTTGAAGAAGAACGCCAGCGGTACATCCACACCGCCCGCAGTAAAGCGCCGGGCGTTTCCCGCGTTTTATGCATCGAATGTGATGCGCCAATCCCGCCCGCTCGCCGCCGCGCTATTCCTGGCGTGCAGTGCTGCGTCACCTGCCAGGAAATCGCAGAGCTGAAAGGCAAACACTACAATGGGGGTGCTGTATGAGCACCATCCTGAAATGGGCGGGCAATAAAACCGCCGTCATGCATGAGCTGAAAAAGCACCTGCCTGCAGGCCCGCGACTGGTTGAACCTTTCGCGGGTTCATGCGCTGTGATGATGGCGACAGAGTATCCTCATTATCTTGTCGCGGATATTAATCCAGATCTTATCAATCTTTATAAAAAAATTGCCCTTGATTGTGAAGCTTTCGTATCACGCGCAAAAAATATTTTTGCGATTGCGAATAGAGAGGTAGCTTATTACAACATTAGGCATGAATTTAATCATTCCTCTGAAATTACTGATTTCATGAAAGCAGTATATTTCCTATATCTCAATCGCCACGGCTATCGTGGCCTGTGTCGTTATAACAGGAAAGGTGAATTTAACGTTCCATACGGGAATTATAAAAAACCATATTTCCCGGAAGACGAAATCAGAGCATTTGCAGAGAAAGCAAAACGCGCCACCTTCATTTGTGCCAGCTATGAGGAAACTTTAGCGATGGTCAAAGTAGGTGATGTGATTTATTGCGACCCACCTTATGACGGAACATTTACCGATTATCACACTGATGGTTTCAATGAGCTTGAACAGCGTCGCCTGGCGACGACTCTTGATGTAGTGGCATCAGCAGGCCATCAGGTTGTTGTGTCGAACAGTGAAACTGAGCTGACGAACGCGATTTACCAGAATTTTACCCGCCACCGTATTAACGCAAAACGCAGTATGGGCGTTGCCGGTGGTGATGGTAAGTCTGCAACTGAAATTATCGCTGTTTCTCAACCTCTGATCTGGTCCGGGTTTGATCTGGCAGCGTATCCAGTCGTGAGTGCGTCTTACGAAACTTTCCAAAGAGAGTATTTGTGTGAGCCATCACGACGTTAAAAACTACGGCGGTGCAGATGATGCCGCCGCTGCTTTTGTCTGGAATGCCCCGAAAAAAGCGGTTAACCCGTATGTGGACCCGGCGGAAGTTGCGCCGGTGTCTGCGCTTTCAAACCTGATCGCTCTCTACGCCAGCGACAACGAGCAGGAGCAGCTGCGCCGTGAGGCGATGAGCGATGAGGTCTGGGAGCGCTATTTCTACAATGAAGCCCGTGATCCTGTTCAGCGTGAAATGGAGCAGGACCGGCTGATCAGCCGTGCCAAAATGGCCCGCGAGCAGCAGCGGTTTAATCCCGATTTGGTGATTCTAGCAGACGTAAGCGCTGAACCATCACATATCAGCAAGCCACTGCTTGAGCGCATTAAATATTTCGAGGGCCTGGGCAAGCCGAAGGCATATTCCCGCTATCTACGTGAAACCATCAGGCCGTGCCTGGAACGCCTGGAGCGCGTGCGTGCCAGCCAGGTTTCTGCGTCATTCCGGTTTATGGCGAGCCACGACGGGCTGGAGGGCTTACTGGTTCTGCCGGAAATGAACCAGGATCAGGTTAAGCGGTTATCTACCCTGGTGGCGGCACACATGAGCATGTGTCTGGATGCTGCCTGCGGTGAGCTGTTTGCGGATGAAGACGTTACGCCGGAAGAGATCCGCCGGTCATGGGAAAGGGTGGCCGCTGAGGCCATGCGCCTTGATGTTATCCCGCCTGCCTTCGAGCGGCTGCGCCGTAAAAAGCACCGCCGTAACCCCGTCCCGTACGAACTTATTCCGGGTTCGCTTGCCCGTATGCTCTGTGCTGACTGGTGGTATCGCAAGCTGTGGCAGATGCGGTGTGAATGGCGAGAAGAACAGCTGCGCGCCGTCTGCCTGGTTAACAAAAAGGCGTCTCCGTATGTCAGCTATGAGGCCGTGATCCATAAACGCGAACAGCGCCGCAAATCGCTGGAGTTCTTCCGCTCGCATGAGCTGACCAATGAGCAGGGCGATACGCTGGATATGGAAGACGTGGTAAACGCCAGCAGCAGCAATCCGGCACACCGGCGCAACGAAATGATGGCCTGCGTTAAAGGGCTGGAGCTGATCGCAGAAATGCGCGGAGACTGCGCGGTGTTCTATACCATCACCTGCCCGTCACGCTTTCACGCAACGCTCAATAACGGCAGACCAAACCCGAAATGGACCAGTGCAACGGTCCGGCAGAGCAGCGACTATCTGGTGCATACGTTCGCCGCTTTCCGCAAGGCGATGCACAAAGCCGGGCTGCGCTGGTATGGCGTCCGCGTTGCTGAGCCACACCATGACGGCACCGTGCACTGGCACCTGCTTTGCTTCATGCGCAAAAAAGACCGCAAGTCCATCACTGCGCTGCTGCGTAAATTTGCCATCCGTGAGGACCGCGAAGAGCTGGGCAACAATACCGGCCCGCGCTTTAAGTCTGAGCTGATCAACCCGCGCAAGGGTACGCCGACCAGCTACATCGCGAAGTACATCAGTAAGAACATCGACGGGCGTGGCCTGGCTAACGAAATCAGCAAAGAAACCGGCAGATCACTGCGGGACAATGCCGAACATGTCAATGCCTGGGCCTCGCTGCATCGCGTCCAGCAATTCCGCTTTTTCGGTATACCGGGCCGCCAGGCTTATCGCGAGCTGCGTTTGCTGGCGGGCCAGGCCGCGCGACAACAGACCGATAAAAAAGCCGGTGCGCCGGTACTGGATAACCCGCGGCTGGATGCCGTGCTGGCGGCAGCCGATGCCGGGTGTTTTGCCACCTACATCATGAAACAGGGCGGCGTACTGGTTCCGCGTAAACATCACCTGGTCCGAACGGCTTATGAACTCAATGATGAGCCATCAGCCTATGGCGATCACGGCATCCGTATTTATGGCATCTGGTCCCCGATTATTGAGGGCCGGATTTGCACGCATGCGATGAAGTGGAAAATGGTTCGTAAGGCCGTTGACGTTCAGGAGGCGCCAGCCGACCAGGGCGCTTGCGCCCCTTGGACTCGTGGCAATAACTGTCCCCCTGTGGAAAAAATGAACGAAAACGGGGCAGTAAGCGGACAGGATTTACCGGATATTGCGGGTATGGATGAGCGGGAGCTGCAGGAGTATCTCCATAGCATGAGCAAAAAGGAGCTGAGGGAGCTAAACACACGGCTTCGCATGGTTAAGCCTAAGCGCCGGAAAGGGTACAGGCAGGATGTGGATAATCAGCAGCGCCTGCAGCTGGAGTATGAACTTAAATCGAGAGGCTTTGATGGTTCGGAGGCGGAGATCGATCTGCTTCTGCGCGGTGGCAGTATTCCATCCGGTGCCGGTCTGCGTGTCTTTTACCGGAACCAAAGGCTGCAGGAAGATGATAAATGGCGCCAGTGGTACCGATGAAAGGGGGCGCATTTTCTGCTTTATCATCCTACATCGGACACATCTGATTGAATGATAAAAACTATTTTACATCGAGAAAATCATATTATACTGTATATATATCCAGTGGATTTATATACAGTATGGCAATATCCCTTTGAGGGTATATGGCAACGGATATCCCGTAGTGAGGATAGGAGGGGAAATGCAGGACTATCTTTTGGAGTCGTTAAAACTCCAGCGTATTGATTTTTTTATCAAGCTTGTAGCGGCTAGTGAGTGCAGCGATGAAGAGAAGCGACTTGCTATCCAGTGGGTTTCTGAGCTGACTGATGAATTAATGGCGAAAATTCGTAGCCATGAATACAGCCGGTCAATGGATGTTTCCAGTTAGGGGGATGATCTCCATGCGTGTCGAAATAATGATTGATAAAGAGCAGAAAATTAGCCAGGCGACACTGGAAGCACTCGAAACCGAGCTTTACCGCAACCTGATCCCTTTATATCCCAAGACGGCGATCCGCATTCGCAAAGGTAGTGCCAACGGTATCGAGTTGACCGGCTTAAAACTTGATGAGGATAAGCAGCGGGTAATGGAAATTATGCAGCAGGTCTGGGAAGACGATAGCTGGCTGCATTAACAAAACGTTGCAGGCGATAAAACTGGTTTTTACCGCCTGCAAGGTTGAACAACGAGCAAGGCGAGGCGTTAGGCTATGGGGTCTAAAGACAGTAATTATCAGGTTATTTATCGCTATGAGCCGCTGCCGAAGTTTGTTCCGGGTGGTTGGGTGCTTTTTCAGCGGCCAAAATCCTGCGGCGGCGGGTTCTGGCTGGGTAAAACCTATGATGGTGTTTTTATGCTTGAACTTGATCGCCCAGTTCCCTTGGATGAGGGGATTAAGTACATCATCCTTTCATCGCGAGTAGCTGAAAACTCTATGGATTTTGACGAGGATTTCAGGCTAACCTGAAAAAAAGAGAGTGCATGACTATGCCGCATGAATCTGCATGATCGTTTGAGGATCGTTTTAGCTCCGGCCCGCCAGTTCTGGCGGGCTTTTTCATATCTCATGCAGGTGCATGAAAACCACTACACAAAGCGGGCAGGCGTGGCGGGGATACGAGCGCGCGCTGAGAGGAAAAAAAGAAAACTTGCAGGCATAAACAGTTAGGTTTACAACTTTCATCTTAGATGATTTTGTAGAACACACTGTTATGCACTAAAGAAGAAGGAGCGAGCTTGTGACATACGATGCTATAGTTTTAGATACACAAACTATTGATAATTATCACTGGCGTTTTAACGAAGGTATGCTTTCACGAATGAAGCAGTTTTGTCATAGTCAAGTAGACTTTCTTATGCCTGACATCGTGAAAAATGAAGTGCAAAGTCATCTATCAAAAAAAATTAAAGAATCACAAGACGCATTGGATAAATCTCTTAAAGATGCACTTGCACATTCTTTGCTAACAGCAAAAGAAACAGATCCTGTTTACGATAGTGCTATTAAAATGGTCAGTTCTGATGCGTTGGCATCTTCGATTATAGAAGAGTATTTGACAAATTGCGGTGCGGTCGAATTTAAGTGTAGTGACTTAACAACACTTGATGAAGTATTTGAGGCATATTTTAATTTAACTCCGCCCTTCGCTGATAGAAAGAAAAGGAAGGAGGAGTTTCCAGACGCTACAGTTTTATTTGCAATTGAGGCTTATGCTAAAAAATTTGATAAAAAAATTATAGCAATTTCAAGAGATCAAGGATGGATTGAATACTGTGGTGGCTCAGATTATGTAACCTGCATTCAGGATTTAGGCGAAGCATTAACGCATTTTCAACCTAAAACAGCCCCATATGAGTTTGCTCAGCGTTTAATGTTCGATATAGAGGCAGGAAAAACCAATGCCCTATTGGACTCTATTAAAAGTGCAGTTATTAGCCGTTATGATGATGTGAGTTTTATGGCAGAGGCTGATTCCTACCTTAGTTTTGAGCCGGAGGCTAACTATTGTCATGTATCAGACGTTGAATTTGAACCTTTTATTAATGTTATAGATGTTAGTCAAGATTATGCGACTTTTGAGATTAAAGCCACAGTAACATATGATGCCGAGTGTGATTTTAATTTTTATCATTACGATTCCATAGATAAAGATAATGTTTACTTGGCTGCTACAACGGAGTCTACAGAAGTTAATGATACTACCAGTGTGATATTTACCATATTTAATGATTTCGAGAGGGATTATGATAATATGGACGCTGAGGATGTAGAATTAACGTCGGTTATCAAGTATGTTGATTTTGGCAGTATTGAACCACATTATGAGCCTGAACAAGATTAACATTTAATGGCTGGCCCTTCGCCAGCCATTACTTTAGTTTAATCGAGACTATACCTTTCAAAGGTTATGACTTCATCATCTAGCCATTCATTCAGTTCCTGCAGTCTCTTCTGGAGAGGAATTAATTCATTGCGGACAAAGACGCGGCTGGCCTTTTCCACGTCACCGAACCCGCCGGTATTGTTGGGAATGATGCCCATCATCTGCGGGGGGACGCGGTGCGCAGCCATCATGTCATCACGGCTCACGTTTTTGATATTCAGAAACTCATCCTTTGCCGCTACTTCTGACAGTGGGATGATCTGGATGCCGTCCTTTTTACCGTTGGGCGAATACATAAACAGGTTGCGGAAGTTGCCCGGCCCTTTGGCGCTTTTCATGGCCTGGCGGATGTTGTTCACGTCCTCCTGATTCTGTGCTGCGTCTGTCATGTACATGATGAAACCGGCGTGACTGCCGTTGATGTAATACTTACGGCGAAACAGCGTAGCCGACTCGTTGAGCAGTGTTGAAGGGATCGCTGAGAGGTAGCCGGGAAGCCCGTAGATTTCCTGGTTAATGTCCGGCTCCATCAGGTGAAAGATGCTACCTTTGGTGAACTCATAAGGCTGGGTGGTCATGCCGTACTGCACGAACCAGTAAGTATCGAGGTCAATCCCGCGCCGGGTGTACTTCGCCAGTGATGGCTCCAGAGACAGGACGCCGCCCAGCCTGTTCGTCCGTTTTTCCAGATAGGCGTTACCGAAAACAAGGTAGTCCTGGACGAAACGTGCAAAAGCCTGCTGGCTGAGCAGGCGGTGGGGGATGTAGGTGCTGCTGAGAATGTCACGCTTAACGGCAATCGGTGAGCTGTGATGTACAGCGGCGCGATAGGTCCGCGCCAGCCCGTCAAAACTCACCGGCGGCTCATACCAGCGGTCCATTTGCACACATTCCACGTAGTCCAGAAGTTCGCGGCGGTCCAGTACCGGAATGGGATCGCCAAAGCTGAACGCCTGGGTAGTTGCTGCATCATTGGGTTGTACGTCGGGTGGCATCACATCCTGTGCGGTATTCTCAGTCATTAAAAAATCTCCACAATGTTGCTGGTATTGGCGGCTTCGCCCTGCAGCGGTTCGTTAAACAGTGCGTGCATCGTTGCCCAGGCCAGATCGGCGTGGCTGGCTTCTTCGCTGCGGCTGGCTTCGTAGGTAGGGCGGTTTCCGCTGGCGGTGGTGGCGCGGCGGATAGCCATAAATGACTGCGCAATGTCGGTATGCCCGGCGTCAAACTCCAGACGGCGGTGGCTGATAATGTCGTATGCCTTGAGCACCAGGGCGTTTTTGACGTTGGGGTTATAAACAAACTCCCGCACGGCAGGGAAAAAGCCTTTTACGTTTTCATAAACACCGTGACCGACGCCGGTGGAGTCAATGCCGATGTAGGTCACGTTATACTGCTGAGTCAGTTTGCGGATGGCCTCTGCCTGGGCGCGGAAGTCCATTCCGCGCCACTGATGACGCTCAAGGATGCGGAACTTACCGCCGGGCACCGTCGGCGGGGCAATGACTACGCAGCCAGCGCTGTCACCGTTCTGGGTACCTTTCGCCGGGTCATAGCCGATCCAGACTTCGCGCCAGCCGAACGGACGCAGGGCCAGCGCCTGAAAGTCTTCCCAGACTTCCCAGCTGTCCACCATGCAGGCCTGCAGGTCAGCCAGTGGGAAAACGGAGGCGAGATCGTCGATGAACTCACACATCAGCAGGTTCTGGTACTCGTCGGGGCTGTACTCCAGGCGCAGCTGGTCGAGGTCGAACAGGTTGCAGCCACCGCGCACGGCGTCCTCCACCGTCACGATCTGTCTGAACTGACCGTCAGCGCAAAGCAGACCGGCAGCAAGGGCTGAGTGGGTCAGGTCGATATCAACGCGATCAGCTTTTGCCCGCCCGCGATTGAACAGGGCGCCGGACCAGAACGGGTAAGCGCTGTGCGTCAGGCTGGAAGGTGTTGAGAAATAGGTCTGGCGCCATTTCTTGTGCAGCGCCATGCCGGAGGCGACTTTACGTAGCTCCTGAAATTTCGGGATCCAGAAATACTCATCAAGATACAGGTTGCCGTGGTAGCTCTGTGCGGTGCGGGCGTTGGTCCCGAGAAAATACAGCGTGGCGCCGTTTGGCAGCACCATGGGATCGCCTTTTAATTCCACGTCGACTTCTTTGGCAAACTCGATGATGTACTGCTTAAAAACATGCGCCTGGGCTTTACTGGCTGACAGGAAAATCTGGTTTCGCCCTGTCATCAGGGCGTCCATCAGCGCTTCACGCGCGAAATAATACGTAGCGCCGATCTGGCGCGATTTAAGCACGTTGCGGATGCGGTGCTTAATTCCTGCTTCCCACCAGTGGCGCTGATATTCAAACATTCCGTTGCGGAAAATTTCTTCCAGCTTTTCGATCTGTTCGTCGCTGAACTGGTTTTTTTCAGGTTGTTTGCGGGGGCCGCGGTTGCGGTTTTGCACGTTGGGGTTAAGGTCCGCCTCATTACCACCGTTGTTAAATTTACCGATGCGGGCGTGTCGTTCTGCCTGGCGCGCCAGCAGGTCTATTTCTTTAAAGTCTTTCCCTTCCTTGTGCTCCTTCATGATGAGCTGGCAATAGCGGGCGGCAGTGGTGAGCTGCATCTGATCGAGTGGGCCGTATTCGCCCCACTTGTCACGCTTTTTCCAGCTGTGAACGGTTGCAACTTTTTCGCCCAGCATTTCAGCAATGCGGGCTACGCGGTATCCCTGAAAATACAGCAGTAATGCCTGCCTGCGGGGATCGAGGTCTGCGGGGGTCATCGTTTCCATGGCACAAACATACGGCCTTGCCTGGCGCCTTTCCCCGGCTGGCCTTTGTATGGTTTACCGCACAAGGTCCGCGCGTTGTTTCACCCCCTCCATCGCAGCAACCATAAGGCCTCACAGAGTTATTTGATGGAGTCGGTCACATGGCTGTAAAAGCAAAGCGCTTCCGCATCGGTGTGGAAGGGGCAACGACAGACGGGCGCAATATTGAGCGTGCCTGGCTGGAACAGATGGCGGCGAGCTATGACCCGCAGGTGTATACCGCGTTGATTAATCTGGAGCATATCAAGGGTTACACCCCTGACAGCCCTTTCCGCCGTTTCGGGACCGTGGATAAGCTGGAGGCAGAGGAGATTGCAGACGGCCCGCTGAAAGGGAAGCTGGCCCTGTATGCGTGGATCACCCCGTCAGAGGACCTGGTGGCGTATACCCGTAATCTGCAAAAGCTGTTTACCTCGATGGAGGTCAATACCAGTTTTGCCGATACCGGCAAAGCCTACCTGGTTGGCCTGGCGGCGACGGATGATCCCGCAAGCCTCGGTACTGAAATGCTGCAGTTTAGCGCCAGCGCCAGAAGTAACCCCCTGGCAGGCCGCAAGCAAAACCCTGAAAACCTCTTTACCGCCGCCGAAGAAACGCTGATCGAGTGGGAAGAAGTTCAGGACGATAAACCCTCCCTCTTTGCCCGCGTTGCCGCGATGTTCACCAAAAAAGAACAGAACGATGACGCGCGTTTTTCTGACGTACATCGCGCGGTGGAGCTGATTGCTACTGAACAGCAAAACCTGAGCGAACGCACTGATCACTCCCTGTCTGCGCAGGATGCGCGCATTGCTGAGCTGGAAGCCTCCCTGCAGGAACAGCAGGCCGCTTTTGCTGAACTGGTGCAGCGGCTGAGCCAGGAAGACAGCCGCAAAGATTATCGCCAGCGCGCGCCGGGCGGAAACGCACCGGCAGGCACACTGACCAATTGCTGATGGAGCATAAGAACCAATGAAAAAGAAAACCCGTTTTGCCTTTAACGCCTACCTGCAGCAGCTGGCACGCCTGAATAACGTGGAAGTGGAAGAACTTTCCAGCAAATTCACCGTTGAGCCGTCGGTACAGCAGACGCTGGAAGACCAGATCCAGCAGTCCGCAGCCTTTCTGACACTGATTAACATCACCCCGGTGGATGAGCAGTCAGGCCAGCTGCTGGGTCTGGGTGTCGGCAGCACGATTGCCGGTACCACGGATACCACCACCAAAGAGCGCGAACCAACTGACCCGACAGTGATGGCGGACGTGGAATACAAATGCGAACAGACCAACTTTGATACGGTGCTGACCTACGCAAAGCTGGACCTGTGGGCAAAATTCCAGGACTTCCAGGTGCGTATCCGTAACGCCATCGTGAAGCGCCAGGCTCTGGACCGCATCATGATCGGGTTCAACGGCGTGAAGCGTGCCAAAACCTCTGACCGCGACGCCAACCCGATGCTGCAGGACGTAAATAAGGGCTGGCTGCAAAAAATCCGCGAAGATGCGCCGGATCATGTCATTGGCAGCGAAACCAAAGACGGCGTGACCACCAAAGGCGCCGTGAAGGTTGGTAAGGGTGGCGATTATGCCAACCTGGACGCTGTGGTGATGGATGCGGTCAACGAGCTGATCGACCCGGTGTATCAGGATGATGATGATCTGGTGGTGGTCTGTGGCCGTGAGCTGCTGTCTGACAAGTATTTCCCGCTGGTTAACAAAGACCAGGAGAACACGGAGAAGCTGGCCGCTGATCTGATCATCAGCCAGAAACGCATGGGGGGCCTGCAGGCTGTACGCGCGCCGTATTTCCCTGCGAATGCACTGCTGATCACCCGCCTGGATAACCTGTCCATTTACTGGCAGGAAGATACCCGCCGCCGTTCTGTTATCGATAACCCGAAACGTGACCGGATTGAGAATTTCGAGTCCGTCAATGAAGCGTATGTGGTTGAGGATTACCGCTGCGCGGCGCTGGTCGAAAACATCCAGATGGGGGATTTCAGCGCGCCAGTTGTACCGGAAGGTGAGGGGGCATAACGCATGAGCCTGAGTCCCGCACGGCAGCACCGCCTGCGCGTCCAGGCTGAACAGGCCGCCCGGCAGGGCGGCAATGTTCGCCACGCGACGGGGTATGACCTGATGCTGATGCAGCTGGCGGAGGACCGCCGCCGCCTGAAAGGTATCCAGTCCACCGTGAAGAAAGCCCAAATCAAAGTGGAGCTGCTGCCCCGTTATTCCGCCTGGGTGGAGGGGGTGCTGGCTGCTAATGGTGCCCGGCAGGATGACGTGGTGATGTTTGTGATGCTCTGGCGTATCGATGCCGGTGATTATGCCGGTGCGCTGGATGCAGGGCGTCATGCGCTGCGGCACGGATGGGTGATGCCCATCGGAAACCGTAACGTCCAGACGGTGCTGGCAGAGGAAATGGCAGACGCTGCTCAGGCCGCTCTGCTGGCAGGTGAATCTTTCGATGCCGGGTTGTTACTGCAGACACTGGAGCTGACAGACGGCCAGGATATGCCAGACCAGTCACGGGCACGCCTGCATAAAGCGATTGGTGCTGTACTGACCGAAACCAGCCCGGCCTCCGCCCTGAATCACATCAATCATGCGCTGCAGCTTGATCCACGCTGTGGCGTCAAAAAAGAAAAACAGCAGCTGGAGCGCAGATTGCGCAATGACAGCCGTTAACGGAACGTGCCCCGCGCACGGGCGGCACGGGGTGGCGAAAGGCTTTTGCCACATCAAAACCCCGTCCACCGCCCACTATTTCAGGAGAAAGCCCGCATGAAGTTTGTTGCGCCTGAGCAGGCGCCGGAACAGGCGGAAATTATCAAAAATACGCCGTTCTGGCCCGATGTGGATTTATCAGAGTTTCGCAGCGTGATGCGGACGGATGGCACGGTGACGTCACCCCGTCTCGGACAACTCATCCGGTCTGCGATGTCAGAGGTCAATGCGGAGCTGTACGACTTCCGCAAGCGCCAGCAGGCGCTGGGATTTATGACGCTGGCCGATGTACCGGCGGACTTGCTGGACGGTAAAAGCGAACGCATTCACCACTACCACAACGCCGTTTATTGCTGGGCACGTGCGCAGGTGAATGAGCGTTACCAGGACTACGACGCCACGGCCTCAGGTGTGAAAAGGGGGGATGAGCTGGCGGAGGCCAGTGGTGACCTGTGGCGTGATGCGCGCTGGGCAATTAGCCGGGTGCAGGATGCGCCTCACTGTACGGTGGAGCTGATCTGATGAAAGTGCGTGCGTACCAGGGTGACACGGTGGACGCGCTTTGCTGGCGTCATTACGGACGCACGCAGGGCGTCACGGAGCAGGTACTGCAGGCAAATCCGGGGCTGGCTGAGCACGGCCCGTTCTTACCACACGGGCTGCAGGTGGATCTGCCGGATATTGCCACCACTTCCACGGTGCAGACCGTCCAGTTATGGGACTGAAATATGACGCTTGAACGGATCAGCGCCTTCATCACGTACTGCATCGCTGTACTGCTGGCATGGATGGGAGATTTATCGCTTAAGGATGTGTCGACAGTGGGCGGTGTGTTGATTGGCGTGCTGATGCTGGCCATCAACTGGTACTACAAACACAAAACCTACCAGCTGCTGCGCGGCGGAAAAATTACACAGGGGGAATATGAATCCTTCAACCGTTAAACGCTGCCTGGTAGGGGCGGTGCTGGCGATTGCCGCCACCCTGCCGGGCTTTCAGCAACTTCATACCTCAGTGGAAGGGTTGAAGCTGATAGCAGATTACGAGGGCTGCCGCCTGCAGCCGTATCAGTGTGATGCGGGGGTGTGGACCGATGGCATTGGCAATACGTCCGGCGTGGTGCCGGGGAAGACCATCACGGAACGGCAGGCCGCCGGGAGTTTCATCACCAACGTTTTAAGGGTGGAGAAGGCGCTGGATCGCTGTGTCCTGGTGAGCGTACCGCAGAACATCTATGACGCGCTGGTATCGCTGGCCTTTAACGTGGGAACCGGCAATGCCTGTGGTTCAACCATGGTGAAGTTTATCAATCAGAAGCGCTGGCGCGATGCCTGCTATCAGTTGCCACGCTGGGTATACGTCAAAGGCGTATTTAATCCGGGGCTGGACAACCGCCGCGCGCGGGAGTTGTCCTGGTGCTTAAAAGGAGCCTAACCATATGACGCGGACACTGGTGATAATTCTGGCGCTGGTACTGGCTGCGTTGGGCTGGCAGTCATGGCGGATGAAGGAGGCCAGCCAGACCATCGAGCTGCAAGGGCGGGTTCTGAAAACGACAGGCGAAAAACTGGCAAAAACTAACAGCCAGCTGATCGCCTTGTCCATCCTGTCCGAAACCAATAACCGGGAACAGGCAAGGCTTTACGCGGCGGCAGAAAGTACAAACGCGCTGCTGCGAAGCCGTCAGCGCAGAATTGAGGAGTTAAAACGTGAAAATGAGGATTTACGCCGCTGGGCTGACACTCTTCTGCCTGCTGGCGTTATCAGGATGCGCGAACGTCCAGCCCTCGCCGGAGGTGCTGCTTACCGTGAATGGTTGTCCCAGAGTGACGCAGTGCCGCCTGGAAAACTCGGCGGCACGCACTAACGGTGATCTGCTGACCGCGCTGGATGAAGCGGAGGCGGCCTGGGCGGCCTGCGCCGACAAAGTGGACACGATAATTTCCTGTCAGGAGCGAAACAGTGAACAAGCCTCAATCTTTACGCCGCGCCCTGAATAACGCGGTGCCATATGTCCGTGATAACCCGGATAAGCTGCATTTGTTCATTGATAACGGATCGGTGGTGGCAACCGGGGCAGCGTCACTTTCATGGGAATATCGTTATACCCTGAATGTGGTGATTGTGGATTTCAGCGGCGATCAGGGGTTATTGATGGCGCCGGTGGTGGCCTGGTTAACGGAAAATCAGCCGGATGCTATTCATAACCCGGAACTGCGGGAGAAGTTGCTTTTCTTTGAAGTCGATATTTTGCGCAATGATATCTGTGATATCAGCCTGAATCTGCAACTGACAGAGCGTGTAATAGTCAGAGTTGACGGTGACGTGTCCTGCGTCGAAGCGGTGCCGGAACCGGACGAACCGGTCGAAATGTGGGCGGTGAGCCGTGGCTGAGCTGCAGCAGATTGACGCCTGGTTAGATGCGTTGCTGGCGGGGCTGGAGCCTGCCGCACGTAAGCGCATGATGCGGGAGCTGGCGCAGCAGCTGCGCCGCAGCCAGCAGAAAAATATCAGGATGCAGCGCAACCCGGACGGGACGGCTTACGAGCCACGACGGGTAACGGCCCGCACGAAGAAGGGGCGCATCCGTCGGCAGATGTTTGCCAAATTGCGAACAACTGCATACCTGAAAACCGCCGCGAATGCGGATTCTTCTAGCGTACAGTTTAATGGGAAAGTTCAGCGTATCGCTCGTGTGCATCATTTTGGTCTGCGTGATCGTGTCAGTGACCATGGTCCGAAGATCCGATACGCGGCCCGTCGCCTTTTGGGGGTGAATGATGAGGTGGAATCTATCACCCGCGAAACTTTATTGCGTTGGATTAGCTAATATTAAACATCTTATGATTTATTTTTGGCATTTCCTAAAGCCTCAATAAGACTAGCGATTATTTTTTCTTGAGGCAAGGGTGGGGTTTTTTCAAAGCTGATATTGTGATCTCTCAAAGATGATAAATATTGTTGAAATTGAGATTGGTCACCTTTGCTAAGGATAAAAGCTATCTTTTGGTTATCGAAATCAGTACCTAACTGCATATAATATCTTATGAAGACCAAAATCGACTTCATTACGAAACCAATAAATAATATCAATGAGAAACTTAATAAGACTGATGCAATTGATGAGGCGATTTTTTCTGATGGGCTGTTATTGGGAAGAAGATAGTTGAAAGCTGAAGCAGTGAAGGGTAATGCTTCATTATCACTGTGTTGAGTAATTTCATTAGAAGTAGGATTGTTGTTTTTAGATAGCGCTTGAAAGGTTTCTTTAAGTTCTCTTAGTGCTACTTCAGTTTTTGCTTTTTCTGAAATAGAGAATAGGTAGTTTGTAAGTTCGCTAATCGGCGATTGGTTCGTTTTAATGTAATAAGCGGCTCCCACTACAATAGATGCTGCAATCATCATTGAATATATCAAAATGATAATTGTCATTCTGGATTTGCTTGCTCTTTTCTCTAATACTTTTAATATTTCTTGATATTCAGATGTGCGATTGTTTTGAGTGGCTGGTGTTTCTTGTTGAACTGACATAAAAGCTTCCCAAAATTTTTTATCCATTAATTGTGTCAGTAACTATACAAACCATTCAAGGAAGATTTCAATCGTTTAAATGGCATTATTTCCCTATGAACGCACAATTAACCGAAATCATGCGCCTTATCACCAATCTGATCCGCACCGGCATTGTGACCGAAGTGGACCGGGACGGCTGGCTGTGCCGGGTGAAAACGGGCGACCTCGAAACCAACTGGATTAACTGGCTGACCTACCGTGCCGGGAAGTCGCGCACGTGGTGGTGTCCGTCTCCTGGGGAGCAGGTGGTGCTGTTCAGCCTGGGCGGCAATCTGGAGACAGCCTTTGCGCTTCCGGCCATCTACTCCAACGCCTGCCCGCCGCCGTCAGACTCTGAAAGTGCGGACGTGACCGCATACGAGGATGGCGGCTGGTTCGAATACGACCCCGCCACCGGGCGCTGGATTATTCGCGGCGTGAAAAGCGTGCTGATTGAGTCTTCGCAGGTTGTCTCCTGCAAAACCGGTGAGTTTGTGATCGAGGCTGACACCACCCGTATTAACAGCAATGTGATCCTGAACGGCGATGTGACCCACGGCGGCGGGGAAATGACCTCAAACGGTATCGTTGCCGATAAACATAAACACCCTGGCGACAGTGGCGGAACGACAGGAGACCCATTTTGACGCTCTATATCGGGATGAGCCGCGATACCGGCAGAGCCATTACGGAAACTGACCACCTGCGCCAGTCGGTGCGTGACATTTTGCTGACCCCGCAAGGGAGCCGGCTTGCGCGCCGGGAGTATGGTTCCCTGCTTTCAGCGCTCATTGACCAGCCGCAAAACCCGGCGCTGCGCCTGCAGATCATGGCTGCGGTGTATGTGGCGCTGCGGCGCTGGGAGCCGCGGCTGCAGCTGGACACCATCACGGTTAACAGCAGCAGCATGGATGGCGCAATGGTTATTGAGCTGGCAGGCCAGCGTAATGACGGCGTGCCCGTGTCCCTTTCCGTATCGACAGGAGCAGACAATGGCCGTCATTGACCTTTCCCAGCTGCCGCCGCCGCAAATTGTGGATGTGCCGGATTTTGAAACTCTGCTGGCTGAGCGCAAGGCTGAATTTGTCGCGTTATTTCCGGCAGAAGAGCAGGAGGCCGTGGCCCGCACCTTAGCGCTTGAATCTGAGCCGGTGGTGAAAATGCTGCAGGAAAATGTGTACCGGGAGCTGCTGCTGCGCCAGCGGATTAACGAGGCGGCTAAGGCCGTGATGGTGGCCTATTCCGGCGGGGATGACCTGGACAATTTAGGCGCGAATAACAACGTACAGCGCCGGGTGATTACGGCTGCAGATGACACCACAACGCCGCCCACGGAGGCAGTAATGGAATCTGACGCGGATTATCGCCAGCGCATCCCGGCAGCCTTTGAGGGGATGAGCGTTGCCGGGCCAGTCGGAGCCTATGAATATCACGCGCTTAGCTCGGATGGGCGGGTGGCGGACGCGTCGGCGTTCAGCCCGTCACCGGCGGAAGTCGTGGTGACTATTCTGGCCCGCGACGGCGATGGTACTGCGCCGGAAGACTTACTGCAGGTCGTCGGTGAGGCCCTGAATGATGAGGCTGTGCGGCCGGTGGCGGATCGGGTGAGCGTCCGATCTGCTGAGATTGTCCCCTATGAAATTGATGCGGTTCTTTATGTCTATCCCGGCCCGACAAAGGAACCCATCCTGGCGGCCGCGAAAGCGCAGGGGGCGGCGTACATTAACGAGCAGCGTCGCCTGGGGCGTGACGTGCGGCTGTCTGCGATCTATGCCGCGCTGCATGTCCAGGGCGTCCAGCGCGTCGAACTGATGAAGCCCCTGGCGGACATGGTGTTAGATAAGACGCAGGCGTCATATTGCACCGATTTTAAAGCGGTAATTGGTGGCTCTGATGAGTAGCAGCCTGTTACCGCCGGGGTCGTCTGTGCTGGAGCGCAGGCTGGCGCAGGCATGTTCTGGCATCAGCGACTTAAACGTGCCGCTGCGCGACCTGTGGAACCCGTGGAAATGCCCGGCAACGTTCCTGTCCTTTCTGGCGTGGGCGGTTTCCGTTGACGGCTGGGATGAAGACTGGAGTGAACAGGAGAAGCGCCGCGTTATCGATGAATCCTTCTGGCTCCATCAGCGAAAAGGCACCGTCGCCGCCCTTCGCCGGGTGGTGGAAAACATGGGGTACAGCCTGTCCATTGAGGAGTGGTGGCAGGTGGCTGACCCGGCAGGCACATTCCGAATCACCGTTGATGTGAACGATATAGGTATTACAGAGGCGCTGCTAACCGAGCTGGAAAGACTGATTAATATCACAAAGCCGGTCAGTCGCCATCTTTCCGGCATCACCATGCTCACCCGGACGGCGGGAGACATTTATTACGGCATGGCGGTGAGTGAGGGAGATGTTATCAGCGTCTGGCCTGCGGGCTATGAGCCGGATATGAGTATTTTTTATAACGGTCGTCAGTATTTTGACGGCGAATGTGTGTTTACCGGGAATGCCAGCGATGAAAATTAACGAGATTTCCCAGTGGGAAGGAGAAATTTATCTCCTGCGACGAAATGACCGGGTGCTGGGCGGTGTTGATGGTGTCGCCAATATGCAGGCGCGACAGCTTGCCAACCGTACGCAATACCTGAAAGCGCTTTTGGAGCTGCAGGGGGAAAATATAGATGGTGCCATCGACTCGCTGCGCGGCGACCTGAAAAGCCCGGCAGGTTGGGGGGAGACTATTTCCGCTGGTTATCAGAGTATGGAAAGCCGCTTTCAGGAGCAGGCGACCATTTTTGATTTTATTAAAAATGAAACGGATATTCAGACCCTGAAATACGCCGCCGGGGTGGATGTGGATGTGTCCCGCGCGCTTGAAGATGCGATTAAAGCCGGAAAGACCGCGCTGTATTTTCCACCGGTGCCGGGTGTGTATAACGTCGGCGATGTGGACGGTGCGCAGGCAGGTTTTATTATTCACGGACACGCCCGCAAGCCGTACACCATCAGTACGGATGCTTCATTCAATGGCTGCGGTACGGTCATTCGTCTGTTGCCGGGGGCCACGCGCCTGATGACCCTTAACAGCCGCATGACGTTTATGAATGTCCTGCTGGATGGCCGTTCGCTGTCCGTGAATCTGATGCAGGGCACCACGCAGCTGAACGGGTGCCGCTTTATCAGTTGTGGGGTGTATCGCTGGGCGACAGCATTTGGCAAGAGTAATTACGTTGGCACGCTTTATGTCAAAGACACTAACGTCAGTGAGAACGTTACCGGCTTTCTTAACCTGATCGACTCCAGAATCATCGACTCGACGATTAACAAAAATTATGGTCGTGGTGTCAGCTTACTGACCGGCGCAAACAACAATGTTTTTCTGGGTGTCCGTAATGAGTGGAACGAAAAAGAAAATTACTACTCCTATGGCGCCGGGATGAATGAAGTTTCCGGGGAGTTGTGCGACCGGGCAGGGCTGGCCGCGTTTGTGGCTTCCGGCGGCGGGAGCTGGATTGTCAGTAACCATGTTGTCCGGCGTTCAGGGAAAAATGCCGCCGCAGGCTCTGACGACAACTGTCATTTTCGGGTGGAGGGCGAGGGTTCTTTCATCATGCTGTCCAACGTCATGACGCTGGCCGGTCGTGGCGACAGTGGTGAAGGTAATCTCAGCCCGGAACGGACCTTCATTACGACGGGTAATTCCGCCAATATGAAAGTGATTGCTGCCGGGTGTGACCTCTCCGGGTGTACCTCAGTTTCCGGTATTATCCGCGAAAAAACCACTGCCATTAAAAACATCAGCGGGTGTCTCGGCACCCCTGATATCTGTAATTCCGGACTGGCGCAGTGTGAGGATGGCCATGAATATATCGGCCCTCCACTGAAAAAAGGCATTCTCACTGCGAATGGAACTCTGGTCTACACACATACGCAAAAGGCTCTTGAATCATGGCAGTCCCCCGTTTTCAGGATACTGAAAATACAGGTTCGCCGTCCGTTTGACGGTAATACCGAGTATTACCGGGTGCCGATGAGTTTTAAATACGAAAGCACTGCCGTGGCAATGACTGTCATTTCATCAGAGCAGAAAAGCGGGCCGTCCGGTGCGTGGGGATATGGTGACGGCTCATCCGTTGCGGTCAGTATCAACGTTTCGGCGGATGGCTCGACCCTCAGTGTCACGCTGACCGGCAAGGATAAATATGACCGTGAAGTTAACTCATACCTGGAGAACTGGTGATGGAAAGCTTTGATAGCTATGAAAACTTTAACGACTGGTATGAGGCGTTGATTAAAGTCGGGGAGGCTGCGGATAAATCGTTTTCCTACAAACTGATGTTCCTGGAATTTTATGACCGGGGCATGACGCCGGAAGAAACGCTGACTCACCTTATCGAAAACGGCATTGTGACGGAATAAGGAATAATCATGCCTGATTTAACTTTCAGCACCATTCTGACCATTGCCGGTGCGGAAAAGCTGGCGCGTCTCCATGCGACTGGCCAGGCGCTGACCCTTACCGAAATGGCGGTGGGTGACGGCAATGGTCAGAGTCTTGCCCCGACCCCGGAGGCGACGGGTCTGGTCAGTGAGCGTCACCGGGGCTTTCTGAACAAAATCCGTGTCGCCGACAGCGTCGCCAGCATTATTGAATCGGAACTGCTGATTTCAGCCCAGACTGGCGGATTCTGGATTAACGAAGCCGCGCTCTATGATGAGGATGGCATCTGTATTGCGGTTGCCAGCCTGCCACCGACCTATAAGCCGCTGTCATCACAGGGGGCCGCGAAACACCAGATAGTGCGGATGAATATAGCGGTCAGCAGTACCGATGCTGTCACTATCACTGATAATCCGTCGGTGGTGATTGCCACCGCGGAAGACGTCAGTCGCGCCGAAGATAACGCAAAAGACTATGCCGATGAGCAGTTGCAGGCGCTGGACGCCGCGACGCAGGAGGCCATCCGGCAGGTGTTGCGGGACGCCTGGGAGCAGGATAACCCCGTTGGCACCACGCGCTTTTTCAGCCAGAACCTGAATCCGAATGAAAAATGGCCGTGGTCGCATTGGCAGTACACCGGAGAAAATAAATCCATCCGCATCGGTAAGGCTGATGGTTCGAACGTGGGCGCCACTGGCGGTAGCGATACCATCACCATTCAGCAGGCCAACCTTCCCGCTGTGCAGGTTAGCGTCAGTGGCGAAACCAGTGAGCTACCCGGGCAGGAACTGACCACCAGGGAGGCAGGACGGCATAAACACAAAGGCGGAATGCTCGCCCCGGGTGATGTCTGGGATGATAATTACATAGTCGGTTCGGATAACGACAGCCGCCGCACACGAAATTATACGGATGAGGTGGCCGATCATAGCCATATTGTGGACTTGCCAGCCCACAAACACACGACCACTGGCAAAACCGATAACCTCGGTGAAGGGAAATCAATCAGCGTGGTTGAGGCCCACACACTGCTGATGTGCTGGAGCCGCGTTGCCTGATAAATCCCGGTATCAGTCTGCCCCTATAAGGGGCTTTTTTCTGTCTGCGGTTGTGCCATTGACAGCACAACGGCCATCAACGGCTTGCGGTGAATGATTTCCCTACCATGGGTGAACCCCTAAACAGGAGATTCATTCATGGCGCAAGACTATCACCACGGCGTGCGTGTTGTTGAAGTTAACGACGGCACCCGCTCTATCACGACGGTGAGCACGGCGATTGTTGGCATGGTATGCACCGGCGATGATGCCGATGCCTCTGTGTTCCCGCTCAATAAGCCGGTTCTGCTTACCGATGTACTGACCGCCAGCGGCAAAGCAGGCGAGTCCGGCACGCTGGCCCGCTCACTGGACGCCATCGCAGACCAGGCAAAACCCGTCACCGTTGTGGTGCGTGTTGCCCAGGGCGAAACGGAAGCGGAAACCACCTCCAATATTATCGGCGGTGTAACCGCTGACGGTAAGAAAACGGGCATCAAAGCGCTGCTTTCGGCGCAGTCGCAGCTGGGCGTGAAGCCGCGCATTCTTGGCGTGCCGGGCCATGACACGCAGGCTGTTTCCACTGAACTGTTAAGCGTGGCGCAGAGCCTGCGCGGTTTTGCGTATCTGTCTGCCTACGGTTGTAAAACCGTGGAAGAAGCGATTGCCTACCGCGAAAATTTCAGTCAGCGAGAAGGGATGCTGATCTGGCCTGATTTCATCAACTTTGACACGGTGCTGCAGGCGGATGCGACTGCTTACGCCACTGCCCGCGCGCTGGGGCTACGTGCCAAAATCGACGAGCAGACCGGCTGGCACAAAACCCTTTCTAACGTGGGCGTCAACGGCGTAACCGGCTTGTCTGCGGATGTGTTCTGGGATCTGCAGGACCCGGCAACCGATGCCGGACTGCTGAACCAGAACGACGTCACCACCTTGATCCGCAAGGATGGTTTCCGCTTCTGGGGTTCCCGCTGCCTCAGCGATGACCCGTTATTCCAGTTTGAAAACTACACCCGTACCGCGCAGGTGCTGGCAGACACCATGGCGGAGGCGCATATGTGGGCCGTGGACATGCCGCTTAACCCTTCGCTGGCTCGCGACATTATCGAAGGTATCCGCGCCAAAATGCGCAGCCTGGTAAATCAGGGCTACCTCATCGGCGGAGATTGCTGGATTGATGACAGTGTGAATGACAAAGACACGCTGAAAGCCGGGAAACTCTGGATCGACTACGACTATACGCCAGTGCCTCCACTGGAAAACCTGATGCTGCGCCAGCGCATCACTGACCGTTACCTGGTGGATTTCACCACCCGCGTAAGCGCATAAGGGGGACCCATGGCCTTACCACGCAAGTTAAAACACCTGAATATTTTTAACGCAGGTAACAACTGGATGGGCATTGCTGAATCCGTCACCCTGCCGAAATTCACCCGCAAGCTGGAAAACTACCGCGGCGGCGGCATGCCCGGTTCAGTCGGTATTGATCTGGGGCTGGATGATGGCGCGCTGGATACGGAAATGACCATTGGCGGTACGGAGGCGCTTCTGTTTAAACAGATGGGCAAAGCCACGGTGGACGGCGTGCAGCTGCGCTTTACCGGGTCTATTCAGCGCGACGACACCGGCGAAGTGCAGGCCGTTGAGCTGGTCGTCCGTGGGCGCCACAAAGAGGTGGATTCCGGCGAGTGGAAAACCGGCGAGAGCAATTCCACCAAAGTCAGCAGCGTTAACTGTTACGCGAAGCTGACCATTAACGGTGAAGTGCTCTATGAGGTCGATGCGATCAACATGATTGAAGTTGTTGATGGTGTTGACCTGATGGAAGAACACCGTAACGCCATCGGTCTGTAATTTTTTCCTGGCGCGCGTGGTCGCGCCAGCCAACCCATAACAGGAAAAGAGCATGAGTGAGAAAACAGAAGCAACGGTGAAACTGGATAGCCCGATTAAGCGCGGTGATACCACGATTACGGAACTTGTGCTGCGTAAGCCGCAATCCGGCGCACTGCGCGGTACGCGACTGCAGGCGGTGATGGAAATGGACGTGGCCTCTATGATGACCGTGATCCCCCGCATCTCCACGCCAACGCTGACCCCGCAGGAAATGGCGGACCTCGACCCGGCAGACCTGGCCGCGATGTCTGTCGAGGTGGTCCTTTTTTTGTTGCCGAAGTCGGCACTTGCCGATTTGCCGACAGCCTGACGGTAGATGACCTGGTGGCGGATATCGCCACGATCTTTCACTGGCCGCCGTCCGTCACTGACGTTATGCCGCTGACGGAAGTGCTGGAGTGGCGGCACAGAGCGATAATGCGTAGCGGGGCCAGCGATGAGTGATAAAAACCTGCGCCTGCAGGTGGTACTGAATGCGGTTGATAAACTCACCCGCCCTTTAAAAAATGCGCTGGCTGGCTCGAAGGAGCTGGCCTCCGGCATCCGGCAGACCCGTGATCAGCTTAAACGGCTTAACGACGCGGGGAGCCAGTTAAAATCTTTTGATCAACTCTCACAGAGCCTGAACCGGACCAGCAACGAGCTGGACCAGGCGAGGCTGCGTGCGCAGATGATGACGCGCGAGCTGGCAGCGCTCGAATCTCCCACGAAAAAACAGACGCAGGCGCTTGAGGCGCAATGGCGCGCCGTATCACGTCTGGAACAAAAGCAGGGGCAGGAAACGCGGCAGATGGCTGCAGCCAGGGCGGAGCTGTATCGCCTCGGCATCTCTGCGGGCGGTGGCGCCCGTGAAACAGTCCGCATTACCCGAGAAACGGATCGCTATAACCAGCAGCTGGCAGAGCAGGAGCGGCGATTACGCGAGGTTGGCGAGCGCCAGCGCAAGCTGAATGCGATCAGAGCCAAAGCTGACAAGATGCGCGACGTGCGTAACAGCCTGGCGGGGAACGGGGCCGGGATGATGGCGGCCGGGGTGACAACGGGCGCGACCTTGCTGGCGCCCATTCGCGCCTACTCGGAATCAGAGAACGCCGCTAACCAGCTGGCAGGCTCAATGATGGGACCGGGCGGAAAGGTGGCGCCTGAGTTCCTGAAGCTGAATAAGCTGGCTATTGCCCTGGGGGATCGGTTGCCCGGTACCACGGCAGATTTTCAGAACATGATGACCATGTTACGCCGTCAGGGGATGTCAGCGCAGGTTATCCTGGGCGGGCTGGGTGAGTCGGCGGCTTACCTTGGCGTGCAGCTGCAGATGGCGCCGACGGAGGCCGCCGAGTTTGCCGCAAAATTGCAGGACGCCACGCAGACCACCGAAAAAGACATGATGAGCCTGATGGATCTTATCCAGCGTGGTTTTTATGCGGGCGTAGACCCCGGGAATATGCTGCAGGGTTTTTCAAAAATTAGTAGCGCGATGAGTATTCTAAATAAAAAAGGGATAGATGCAGCTAAAACCTTTGCCCCCCTGCTGGTTATGGCCGACCAGGCAAGTATGGCCGGGGAGTCTGCTGGGAATGCATATCGGAAAATATTCCAGGCTGCCCTGGATGCAAAGAAAATTAAAGCTGTTAATGATGATCTAAAAGGGACCGGCATTAAGTTTAATTTTTCTGATGGTAAGGGAGGATTTGGTGGGCTGGAAAATATGTATGTCCAGCTAAGTAAGCTGAGTAAACTTACTCCCGAGAAGCAGATGGCAACAAAAAAAGACCTGTTTGGCAATGATTCAGAAACGCTGCAGGCGTTGGATATCATGATCCAAAAAGGTATTGATGGTTATCGTGAAACAGTAGCGAAGCTGGAGAACCAGGCAACTCTGCGCGAGCGCGTCGATGCATCGCTTAATACCCTGGGCAACAAATGGGAAGCCGCTGGAGGCTCCTTTACCAACGCCATGGCGAGCATCGGTGAAACCGTCGCGCCGGTGCTGAAAAATATTGCGGACTGGCTGGGTAATCTGGCGTCCGCGCTGGATGGTTTTGTGAAGCGTCATCCGCAACTGACGGCGGCGCTATTTAAAATTGCGGCCGTATTTGCCGTGGTTGCTACCGCAGCGGGTGTGGTGTCACTGGCCCTGGCATCCATTTTGGGTCCTATGGCGGTAGTGCGGGTAAGTGCTGGCATTCTCCAGCTTAAATTTGCTTCTGCGTTTGGTCTGGTCACAAGAGTAATTGGCGGCGCAGGCCAGGCGGTCATCTGGTTAGGCCGGTTGATGATGGCTAACCCCATTCTGGCGATAGTTGGCCTGATTGCGATGGGAGCCATCTATATCTGGCAGAACTGGGAAACGCTGGGGCCGAAGTTTAAAGCACTGTGGGATGTCATCACGTCAGGGGTGTCAGTAGCCTGGGCTGTGATTAAGCAGACCATAAGCAGCAAATGGGATGAAATTCTGAGTGATGTTGCCGCGCTGCCCGCAAAATTTAAAGCGGTGGGCGGGACGATTATTGACGGCATCCTGAGTGGTATCAATGAGAAATGGGAAACGCTTAAGAGCAAACTGGCATCGGTCAAAAGCTATCTCCCGGACTGGATGACCGGCGGCGATAATTCGCAGGGCGCCTCACCGCATAAAAAGACCCCAGGATTTTTCGCAGGGATGTATGACAGCGGTGGTTATATTCCACGTGGGCAGGTGGGTATTGCTGGCGAGAATGGCCCGGAGCTGATTAACGGTCCGGCCTATGTGACCAGCCGCAGGAGAACGGCCGCGCTGGCGTCCGTAGTCGCCGGAATGATGGGGGGAGCAATGCCAGCAGAGGCCGCCCCGCTTCATCCCATGAGTCTGCCGGCAGCTTCATACCGTCCTGTAACTGATAAGCCAGCAGGCAGCCAGCCTGTATTCCAGTTTGAAACCCATGCGCAAATTATTATCCAGGCTCTGCCCGGTCAGAGCGCGCAGGATATTGCGCAGGAAGTTGCACGGCAGCTTGATGCGCGCGAGCGACGCATGAAGGCGAAGGCCCGTAGCAATTTCAGTGATCAAGGGGGGTACGATTCATGATGATGGTCCTGGGCTTGTTTGTGTTTCAGCTGCGCACGGTTCCCTATCAGCAACTGCAGTATCAGCGGAACTGGCGCCATGTGACCAACAACCGCGTTAATCGCCGTCCGACAACGCAATTTTTGGGGCCAGATAACGATCAGCTGACGCTTTCCGGCGTCCTCATGCCGGAAGTGACCGGCGGCCGGTTGTCGTTGCTGGCGCTGGAGCTGATGGCAGAACAAGGTAAGGCATGGCCTCTTATCGAGGGTGGTGGGACTATCTACGGCATGTATGTGATTGAGAGCCTTAACCAGACGAAAACGGAATTTTTCGCCAGTGGAGAAGCCAGGAAAATAGAGTTTTCACTGGGGCTTAAACGGGTGGATGAGTCCCTGTCTGAAATGTTCGGCAGTCTGAGCGATCAGCTTAGCAGTCTGCAGGATTCTGCCGCTGCCGCAGTAGGGAATATCAGATCCACGGTAGGAGGGTTGCAGCAGTGAGCGAGATGGCTGATTTACTCAACCTCGGAAGCAAGACCCCGGCCTTTCGGATCGTGATTGAAGGCAAAGATGCCACGCAGACGCTGGATAAACGTCTGCTGGGTATGACACTGACCGACAACCGCGGATTTGAAGCTGACCAGCTTGATCTGGAGCTGGACGACGCCGACGGCCTGGTAATTATGCCGCGTCGTGGCGCAGTGATTTCTCTGGCGCTGGGATGGAAAGGCGAGCCGCTGTACTCAAAAGGTAAGTTTACCGTTGACGAAATAGAGCATAGCGGCAGCCCGGACAGGCTGACAATCCGTGCCCGTAGTGCTGATTTCAGGGAAACGCTGAATGTCCGGCGTGAGAAGTCCTGGCACAAAACGACGGTGGGCGATGTGGTGAAAGACATTGCCGCACGGCACAGCCTTAAAGTTGCTATAGGAAATGATGTTGCTGCGATGGCGCTGGATCACCTGGACCAGACCAACGAAAGCGACGCCAGCTTTTTAATGAAGCTGGCGCGGCAGTATGGCGCGATTGCCTCAGTCAAGGACGGTAATCTGCTGTTTATCCGGCAGGGGCAGGGGAAAACAGCAAGTGGTAAACCGTTGCCGGTCATCACTATTACCCGTAAGGACGGAGACAGTCACCGGTTTAGCCTGGCTGACAGGGGAGCATATACGGGTGTTATCGCTCACTGGCTGCATACCCGGGAACCGGAAAAGAAAGAAACGGCAAAGGTGAAGCGCCGCCGGAGGACGACAAAACCCAAAGAGCCGGAAGCAAAGCAGGGGGATTACCTGGTCGGAACGGATGAGAATGTGCTGGTTCTGAACCGTACCTATGCGAACCGCAGTAATGCAGAACGGGCAGCAAAAATGAACTGGGAGCGGCTGCAGCGCGGCGTGGCGACATTTTCTCTCCAGCTGGCAGAAGGCCGCGCGGATCTGTATACAGAAATGCCCGTTAAGGTCAGCGGTTTTAAACAGCCCATTGATGATGCGGAATGGACCATCACAACGTTAACGCACACGGTCAACCCGGATAGCGGATTTACGACCAGCATAGAACTGGAAGTGAAGATTGATGATTTAGAAATGAGCTGATGAGGTTCACAAAATGGAAGTTATGTGTATCATTATGTGATTGAAATGTGCAGGGCGGGAGATAAATGTAATGATGAATTGTCCAAAGTGCGGCCACGCGGCGCATACGCGGAGTAGCTTTCGGGTAACGGATCAGACAAAAGAGCGTTACTGTCAGTGCCAGAACATTAATTGCGGAACCACCTTCATCACTCATGAAACCGTAGTGCGATACATCATGACACCTGGAGTTATTGATAATGCCCCGCCGCACCCCACTGCCGCCGGGCAGGGGCATATGAACTTTTAACGTAAAAAAGTTTATTGCAGAGGTTCAATCAAACTGGTTCTGTAAGCGCGTGCCTTTTCGTTTTCCATGGAGCCAGTTTTTTTACATTCAACTCCACCGCCATTAATCCTAAAACCTTGGTCATGGGAAACATTTAACAGAGTGATTTTTTTAATCGTCTCTGGCTTCCATTTGTTCATAAAGTAATCATTGCAAATGCCGCTGAAAAGTGATTCAGCGGCATCTATCAATAATTTTGGTTTGCTGTATTTAATGGTTAGCTCGCCATTGTCCAGGCTGTGCGATCTTGTATCGTAAACAGCAATGAGATTCTCAATAGAGTCTGGGATTTTGTCTGCGAAGGCGCTTTGAGATGCGACAAGTAGCAAGGTCAAAAGAGGTTTTTTCAT